CGAAGCGCTGCGCGCGCAACTCTCCGAAGACTTCAAGAAAGACAAGATCAAAAAGGCGATCGATCAGATCGAGCTCTTGGCTGAGATTTACGGCACAGGCATTGGTGAGATCGTCGTTGGCTCCGAGATGGAGTACATCCCTGCCACGCAGGCGATCCCAGGCGTGCAAGGCCAAGCAGCCATTGGTGTGATCGAGAAGCCGCGCGTAGCAGTCAAGCTCGTGCCGGTCAATCCGAAAAATTTCTTGTTCGACCCTAACGGCACATCCATCGACGACTGCATGGGCGTGGCCATTGAGAAGTACGTCTCCATCCACAAGGTCGTGCGAGGTATCGAGCGGGGCATCTACCGCAAGGTCAACATCACTCCAACCTACGAAGACTCGCAGATAGAGCCCACGCAAGAAGTGCAGCAGTTCCAAGACGAGAAGGTGCGTCTGCTGACGTACTACGGTCTGGTGCCGCGCGAGTATCTGACTAAGCTTGAAGAGATGGAAGCCGGGGGCAAGATCGAAGAACTCTTCCCCGAGGATTCAGCAGCAGACGACTATCAAGATATGGTCGAAGCCATCGTGGTAGTGGCCAATGATGGCATGCTGCTAAAGGCCGAAGAGACACCCTACATGATGAAAGACCGTCCGGTCTTAAGCTACCAGGACGACACCGTGCCGAACCGCCTCTTGGGGCGGGGAACGATCGAGAAGGCCTACAACATGCAAAAGGCCATCGACGCGCAGGTGAGAAGTCATCTGGACTCTCTGGCGCTGACAACCGCGCCGATGATGGGCATGGACGCCACACGCCTGCCGCGAGGTGCGAAGTTTGAGGTCAAGCCTGGCAAGGCGATGCTGACTAACGGCAACCCGCAGGAGATTTTGTTCCCGTTCAAGTTCGGTCAAACGAGTCCTGAGAACATCGCCACTGCGCAGACGTTCGAGCGCATGCTGTTGCAAGCCACGGGTACGATGGACAGCAACGGCATGGTCAGTCAAGTCTCACGCGACGGCAACGGCGCTGCGATGTCAATGGCAGTGGCGACCATCATTAAGAAGTACAAGCGCACGCTGGTGAACTTCCAAGAAGACTTCTTGATTCCGTTCATCAAAAAAGCAGCGTACCGCTACATGCAGTTCGACCCCGAGCGCTATCCGACACGCGACTTGAACTTCATTCCGACAGGCACGCTCGGTATTTTGGCTCGCGAGTATGAGCAACAGCAATTTATTGGTCTGCTGCAAACGCTGGGGCCTGATACGCCTGTCTTGCCGATCATTTTGAAGGGCATCGTCTCCAACAGCAGCCTCTCGAACCGTCTGGAGCTGATGAGCGCGCTGGATCAGATGTCTCAGCCGAATCCGGAACAGCAGCAGATGCAGTTGATGCAGCAACAGCTGGCCATGCAGGCGGCTCAAGCGCAGATTGCGGTCAATCAGACGCAAGCCGAGCAAAATCGTGCTGAAGCGACGAAGACTTTGATTGAAGCAAGGCTAAAACCGGTTGAAACTGAGGCAAAAATTAGTCAAGCATTAACATCAAATTTGCCCGATCAAGCTGATTTGGCGTCCAAAGAATTTGATAAACGCGTTAAAGTAGCAGAATTAATGCTCAAAGAAGCGGATATCAAGAACAAAACGAAAATCGTGGAGCTGCAAATGTCCAAGGCTCGCGATGGCGTGGCCGGACTGGAGAATCAGTTCCTTGAAGAGCTTCAGAAAGGGCTGAAATAATGGATATCGAGAAGATTTTTGACATCGAATCCGACGATATGGCGTTTAAAAGCGTCGGAGATGCGGTCGCTGATGCTCGTCGGGCACAAAGTCAGCGGTTGAGCGACAACGTCCAGTCGGTTTTGGCCGCTCTGGGCAAAATGAAGAGCGAAATCGAAGGTAAATACGACGATGTCGCTGCTGCGCTCGAACAGCGCATCTTAAGTATCAAAGATGGCCGCGATGGCGCCAATGGACGGGACGGCACCAATGGCCGCGACGGCCGTCCAGGCAAGGATGGGCGTGACGGCAAGCCAGGCAAGGATGGTGTTGACGGTCGAGACGGCGTGGATGGCCAAGATGGCGTCTCCGTCGTCAATGCGTACTTGGATTTTGATAACAGTCTTGTTATCGAACTCTCTAACGGCCGTCAGATCAATGCGGGTGAGGTGCTCCCGCCGGATCTTAGCGAGCGTCTGAAGATCATCATCAACCAAGGCGCCTCGGGTGGCGGGGGCGGAGCTGGCTTACCAGATCAGACAGGCAACGCAGGCAAGTTCTTAACGACTGATGGCTCAACAGCCTCTTGGGGCACGCCCGCAGGCTCAGGCGACGTCGTAGGTCCCGCATCAGCCACCGACAATGCAGTCGCACGGTTCGACACAACCACAGGCAAGCTGATCCAGAACAGCGCGGTGACTATTAGCGACACCGGCGCTGTAGCAGGCGTATCATCTTTAGGTGTTGCAGATTACGTTGATTTTGATACGACGCCGACCGTTACCAACGCGGTTGGCCGCCTGTATTGGAATCCAGACCAGACGACTCTAGCTGTTGGCCTGACATCAACGATCTCTGCCGATGTTGGCCAAACGCTCTATGCGCGCGCGACCAACGCTGAAGCAACGACGATTAGCAAAGGCCAGCCGGTGTACCAGTTCGGCGCATCAGGCGACCGCGTGTCGGTCAAATTGGCCTACAACACTAGCGATGCCGGGTCAGCTAAAACCTTAGGTCTTGCTGCTGAAGATATTGCTGCTGGTCAGACGGGTATGATCCTGTGCCAAGGCGTCTTGGGTGGGCTAAATCTTTCTGCTTACTCGCCGGGGGACACGCTGTATTTGGGCGCGACAGCTGGTACGCTAACGGCTACTAAGCCTTACGCACCGAACCATTTGGTCTACATTGGTACGGTTGAGCGAGCAAACTCTGGCAATGGCCGCATCTATGTTCGTGTGCAGAACGGCTACGAGATGGACGAGCTGCACAATGTGTCAGCTCAAAACCCAACTAACGGCCAAGTGCTCATTTACAATGAGACGACAAGCCTGTGGGAAAAAGCCAATCTGACCGCAGGATCGAATGTAACGATTACGAATGGCGCTGGGTCAATTACGATCGCGTCGACGGGCGGTGGCGGTGGTTCTGGTGACGGCGGTGCATACGCCTGGTTCTTATCTTAAGAGGTAAACATGAAAACTTTAGTTCTTGACGGCACCGCGATCAGCATACAGGTGGCAATGTCCACCTCGGCAGCCACTACTAACCCCACATTCGTTGCGACCTACGCTGACAATGCAGGTTCTGGTATTACCGAGGGTGCGACTGATGGCGCACTAAATGGCTCGACCGATGTAACCGTGGTGCCAGCACCGACTGGCTCGAACCGCCGCGTCATTAAAGACATTACGATCTATAACGGCGACTCAGCAGCCGTTACGGTGTTCGTTAAGTACGACAACAACGCGACTCAGCGCACACTGGCTAAAGTGGTGCTGCAAGTAGGCGACACTTGGACGACTGACGGCACCTTCGACACTAATGGCAACTTGAAGACTGTCATTGGTTCAGTCAATCTGGCCACGCAAGTGACTGGCACCCTGCCAGTGGCTAATGGTGGTACAGGCGCAACGACGCTAACAGGCGTTCTGAAAGGCAATGGCACTTCGGCCTTCACTGCTGCGACTGCTGGTACGGACTATCTTGCTCCACCTTCAGGCACATCGATTCTGAAAGCCAACTCTGGCGGCGCGCTGGCAAACGCTACTGCTGGTACTGATTATGTTGCTCCCGGTGGTGCTCTTGGGACACCTTCTAGCGGGACTCTCACGAACTGCACGGTAGACGGCACGGATGCTGTTGGATTCCGTAATGCTCCTGTTAATTCACAGTCTGCTGCTTATACGTTGGTATTGGCTGATGCAGGTAAGGTAATTCTTCATCCAAGCACAGATGCTAATGCTCGGACGTTTACGATTCCTGCGAATAGTTCTGTAGCATATGCAGTGGGTACCGTATTGACGTTTGTAAACATGACTTCACAGGTAGTAACCATTGCAATTACTTCTGACACTTTGTATCTGGCTGGTACTGGCACTACTGGAAGCCGCAGTTTGGCGCAGTACGGCATGGCAACAGCGGTGAAGCTGACTTCTACTACTTGGCTGATTAACGGTTCAGGACTGACATGACAGGCATACTCAACATTCTTGCTGGTAGCATTGCGGCGGCAATTAAGGATGGGTATTTCAACCTTGTGACGCTTCTCTTGCCCGGCAACGGCACGAACGGAGCGCAGAACAACACGTTCCTTGATAGCTCGTCCAACAACTTCACCATCACCCGCAACGGCAACACGACGCAGGGTGCGTTCTCGCCGTTTAGTCAGACGGGGTGGGGGAATTACTTTGGTGGCGATGGAAATTATTTATCTACTGCTTATAGTGCAGACTTTGATTTTGGTACAGGTGATTTTTCAATCGAAGCATGGGTATATCCAATTGACGCAGGGCGCGGCGCAGATTCAAGTAAATTCGGAGCAATAATCTCTCAAGGTGCGTCAGGAGTTACTACAAACTTTTGGGGTTTTTATTTATTAATTTCTGGTTCAAATGTTACTCAGGTTCTTTTTGATGTAGGAGCTTCAACAGCTTTAAGTGCAACAAGCCTTACATACCCAATAAACACTTGGCACCATTTTGTCGTTTGCAGAAGCGGGACGACGCTTTCGCTATTCGTTGACGGTACACGAGTTGCGACTGCGACATACTCATCAGCCATTAACGCAAACTCTAGCGGTACTGTTCAGGTAGCTAGGTACGCCTATGGAAGCCCATACCAAAATTGGCTGCAAGGCAACATTTCTAATGTCCGTGTACTGAAGGGAAGTTCAGCATATTCGGCCTCATCTTCTACGTTGACAGTCCCAACCGCCTCACTGACGGATGTAACCAACACCAAACTGCTAACCTGCCTAAGCAATCGCTTTGTAGATGCGAACACGCAGGTTACGGCAAAGACAATCACTGTAACCGGCACCCCATCCGTCCAAGCCTTCAGCCCCTTCGCTCCGACTGCTGCCTACAGCGCGTCTACGAATGGCGGCAGTGGGTATTTTGATGGTACGGGGGATTATTTAAGCGCCGCCAGCAACGCGGCTTTTGCGTTTGGCACTGGCGATTTTAGCGTCGAGTTTTGGTTTTACCCTACGGTGTCATCGCAGGATAACTACGACAAGTATTTTTCTACTGGCAATGCTGTCGGTAACTTTTACATTGACCAGCAAACAATCGCAAATCAGATAACGATTAACGACGGAAGTACAGTTTTTGTATCTTCATCTTCAAATCTGACCCCGTTTGCTTGGAACCATGTAGTTGTAAGCAGGGTTAGTACTACATTAAGAATATTTTTAAACGGTGCGCAAGTAGGTTCGGTAACTAACTCTACTAACTTCACGCAGACTGGTGCGTTTGTAGCCGCGAACGGCGCAGGAGCGTCAAATGTTACCGGTTATTTTTCTGGTTTTAGAGTCGTAAAAGGCTCTGGGGTTTCCAGCGTTACCGTCCCCACTACACCACCTACCGCAATCACCAACACACAGCTCCTGCTCAACTACACGAACGCAGGCATCGTAGACTCGACCGGAAAGAACGTGCTGGAGACTGTGGGCAATGCGCAGATCAGCACGACGCAGAGCAAGTTTGGTGGTAGTTCTATGGCGTTTGATGGAACTGGCGATTATTTACGTCCAAATAACGGACAAATATTTAATTTTGGAACAGGTGATTTTACTATTGAATTTTGGTTATATTTAACGAGCGTTGCATCTCAATCAACTTTTGTGGATTGTAGGCCAGGGTCTG